GCGGAAGTCCTCTCAGCCAAAAGCAAGTCTGCTTTTTATGATAATTTTCCAAATCGTTTTGCGAAGTTGCAAAAAAGTAGGGGTGTATGATACAGTCAGGCTTACGAAAAAGTGTTGACATAAACCCAACCGGATTTTCTACTGCCACCTTATCGGCATTTGCATAGTAGCACTGCATAAAAAACACTCCTGCTTTTGCCACACTCCACATCCTGTCTATAACTTTTTCAGGCGGCGTGCGTTTTAGTGATAAATGACGTGTGGTAACATTTGACAAGAACGTGCATGGAGGGTGTGCAATGACTAAATCCCACTTTTTAACATAATGCTTAATTCTATCCATTGTTTCAAACTGACCACCTTGCAACACCGGCAAAACATTGTCTTGTATGTGCCACTCTGGGTGCCCACCCGAGCATTTTTGTATGTCACAGCTGTATGCTTCATGCCCAAGCCGTCGGAATTCTGTGCAAACGCGTTGCGATTCCTCACATGCCACCAGTACTTTCACGTTTCTCATCTCCTTTCTGCGTATTTTCATCGCACTTCGCCTTGACGGCGTTTATCGCCACTCTGGCACGCAGTTCCTTGATGGTTTCGCCGAGTACCTCCGGGATCCCGCCGCCGGCGTAAAGATGCTCCAGCATCGGGAAGTCCGCTCTACTCATGGGCAGGGACAGCAGATACTTTATCACGCCGTTGTACTCCTCAGCGGTCATTTTGAGGGTCATCGGTTGTCATCCTTTCTAAGTTCATCATCCTTGCCATTAGTCAGCCATCGTATCAGCTCTTTATACCTATTCCTGGCACGTTCGTATTCCGTTCTGGCGGCTTCCAGTCTGCATTTTTCCTCTTTCACACGTCTGGCGGTGGGCAGCATGTCCTTGATAATGCAGATGCCGCCGATGGTCCACAGGTCGGCGATGTCCTTCTTGCTCTGGACTGCCGGGTGGTAGCAATAGACGTAGTGGATCTCGGAAAACTCCGCCTCTGTGTACGGGCGGCTGGTCAGGCGGTCAAATTCGGATTGCAGCATGGGTTAGTCCTCCTCTTTTTCCATGATTTCATCGAAGTGTACAAAAACCAGGGAAAGCCTTTTGAGCATTGCTCCCAGTACCTGCTTTGCATCGTGCTTACCGTTGCTGCAATCTGCCACGATATTGGCAACGTATACCGCACCTGTAAGATAGCAAGCTATCACGTCATCGCCGCTGACGTTGCTTATCTTTGAACTCGGGGCGATCTGCTCGTTCTCGTCCATCTTGATGTGGATCTCAATGTGTTTCTTCTTTTCTTCCATGATGATACTTCCTTTCGCGTTCTTGATTTACTTTGCGGCATTTTTCTGTGCTTCTACCGCAGCGATCGCTTCATCGGCGTGCTGCTTCACATACTCCAGAAACGCTGCGAAGAAATCGTTCTGCGGTTCTTTGCCGGAAGAACGAACTTCCACCGGCATCTCTTTCAGGTTGGTTTTTGCCATGTTATGCTCCTTTCTGTGTGCGTGCAGCGTTCTGCTCGCCGATCTGCATTCCGGCGAAGATCGCAGCAATCGCCAGCTGTGCCAGTGCCAGACCGTCCATGGGCGACGTTGCCGCCGCATAGCTCCGGCAGGCTTCCAGATACTGCTCTCTGTCCGTCCTGTCCACCTGTTTCGTCATGGTATTGTTCATATGATTCACCTCGCTTTGCGGAATTGTGGAGCGTTCGGGAGTTGCACCCGGCTGATACTCATCGCCCCATCTGCGGCAGCATTGCCAGTACTGCCGCATGGATAAGAAAGGAGGTATTCGCCACAATGGCGATTGAAGATTGAAGATGTTGGTAAGCGGTTTTGCGTCATGCTCGGGACGGTAGGGGTTACTCCTCTGTGAGTTCTTTGAGTTCAGAGAGAAACGTATCACGAAGCATTTTTGCTGCTTTCTCAAGCTGATCGTCTACACCCAGGAGGTCAATCAGATATTTCAGACGTTCTTCTACCTCTGTTTTTGTGATAAAATGTTCGTCCATAACACTTTCGCCGTGAAAAAGATATACAACGCTGTACTCCTCTGGTTCACCGTCAAACATACTCTCAGCAATGTAAACACCGCAAACTTGTTCAAGGTTTACCAGACCGCCGTCGTTTGTTTCAATCCATCTCATAATAATTTTCCTTTCTGATTACTCGCCAAGGACAACATATTGCAGACTGCATTCGCCGTCCGTGTCCTCTATCCGCTGTCTTGCCGCTTTTCGCATTTCCTCATAGCTGTTGTAGCAACCGATCTCTTCACCGAGATCAACACCGGTTTCGTAGGTGTCGTATAGGATATAGGTTTTCACTGTTTTTCACCTCCTCGGTATCGTTTTCTCTTGCTATGATTCAGTCGCAATTATAGGATTTTCATTCTCATCGGTTACGGCAAATTCTTTCCTTGTGGTAAGAAAGCAGCCGTTCGGCATCTGACAATTTCCTTTTTGGCACTCTGTATTTTTCTGTGGGTCACACAGATACAGAGTGCTTTTTTCATCGGTTTTCACTGCTTTTCATCTCCTCTGTGCTGAAACAGCACTTCAATCGGCGTTTCCGGAAACCACGTTTTCTGAATGAAGATTGCCTGCTCTACGGTGAATGAACGTTTTCCGCACGTTTTGTGCCAGAGTGTTCCCTCATCTACGCCGAGTACCTGTGCCATTGTCTTTTTCTTAACGCCTTTGCGTTTGATCTCGTATTCGAGAAATGGGTAATTGTAATTCTTTTGTTTCATTTGTTTCCTTTCTGTCTGATTTGCACTTGACTTTCGTCCGTTTTTGTGTTATAATATGAACATCAATTAATTAAGAAAGGAAGTTTTTAATCATGCCAAAAATTGATGTTAATGTTTCTGAGAATGTCACTGATTTAGCCAACAAGCCCATTCACAATCTTTTTGACAAGTCAACCGCTGCTTTGGGAAACGGACTTGCAAGTGCTTTTAGCTTGGTTTTTGCTCCTATAGAGTATTTAGGACAATCTGCACAACTTGCTTACCAATATCGAATTGAGAAAAAACAACTCAGCTACCAGAAGAACATTGAGGCGTACAAACAAGAACTCGAAGACAAGGTAAAAAAGATACCACAAGAGAACTTAATTGAACCCGATTTCCATACTGCATATGAGGCACTTGAAAACTCAAAAAGCTGTATCACGGATGAGGAACTGCGAAAAATGTTTGTCAACTTGATTAGCAGTTCCATGAATTCTACAACAAGCGATTCTGTACACCCTTCTTTTGCAAGCATCATAAAACAAATGTCTGTCCTTGATGCAAAAGTCCTTATGACATTTAAGTTTAGAAAAGACCACCCAATTCTAGAGCTAAGAGAAAGAGACACTCATGGTGGGTATCAGACGGTCATGACAAATTTCTTTATATACATTACACTAAATGAAAATGAACAAATCGATCTCAATATAACACAAATTCAGAACTCTATTTCAAATTTAGACAGACTTGGTCTTGTTGATGTTGATTACTCAAAGCGTCTAACGAACGAACAATGCTATAGTGACTTAGAAGAAAATGCAAATAGATTATACGAGGGGCATTCTATAGCTGTAGAGAATAGAATGATGCAAAGAGGAATCGTGTTTTTAACGCCGCTTGGAGAAAGTTTCATCAGAGTTTGTTTATCCGATTAAGGGCTCCTTCGGTCTGTTCTTTCACTTGGCTCATAAAGTTCAAACTGACCTTTTCCATTTGATCGATCGACTCTGCGTAATCCTTTTCCAACCGTTTCATTGCCAGAATCAGATAACATCGTGCGATAACAAATGAAACAATAGCCGAAGTTACAGTTGCTGCTAACAGTACCATTTCTCTTTGCCTCCTTTCTGTTTCGTTTCCCCCTAAGGGGAGATACAAGATTTCTTGTGAAGTCGGTCACAGCTGCCGTTCAAGTGTCATGCTATGTTTAGTTGCGTTTTGCAACTTACGAAGCAAAAAAATATACGCCAAAACCGCCGGAATCAATTTCCAGGGCATTCGCAAGCTTTTCTGCTTCATCCAAGAAAAACGGGCGGACATTGTTGATTTTCTGATTGACGGAGCATTCAGAAAGTCCCAGTAATTTTGCGGCATCTGCCTGTGTCATACGCTTTTCACGCATGATGCCTTTCAGCTTATCGGAATTTACCATTTTCTCACCTTCTTCCAATGTTGCGTTTCGCAACTCTCTATTTGCAATTATACCACAGCAAAACTGGTTTGTCAATAGCGTTTTGCAACTTTTTTTGAAAAAATCGAAAAAAACTATTGCAATGTGCAATTTTGTATGCTATAATCAAATCATGAAGGAGGTGAGGAAATGGACAACTACGAAGCAATTGAAATTGGAAAACGCATTCATGACAAACGAATTGAATTACATATTACACAAGAAGAACTGGGAGCAGCTGTCGGCATGAACAAATCAACGGTACAGCGGTATGAAACCGGACAGGTCAAAAAAATCAAGCTGCCTGTTCTGGAGGCAATCGCAAAACACCTCGGTGTCAATCCGGCATGGCTTGCCGGAAAAAGCGATGTAATCAAAGAGGAAACAACGGAGCAGAGCCTTTACGACCGATTCGACAACCTCCACCCCGTCAAGCTAAAGCGTTTCCCGTTGCTGGGCGAGATTGCCTGCGGCGAACCGATCTACGCCGAAGAAGATCACGAAAGCTATGTTTCCGCAGATGCGGATATTCGTGCGGATTTCTGCTTGAAAGCCAAGGGCGACAGCATGATAAACGCTGACATTCACGACGGCGATGTGGTCTTTATCCGCAGCCAGTCTATGGTGGAAAACGGTGAGATCGCTGCCGTTATCATTGAAGATGAGGCGACGCTGAAACGTGTCTACTACGACCGTGAAAACAATCGCCTGCAGCTGATCGCAGAGAACCCAAGGTATGCACCGCTGGTGTATACGGGCGAGGAACTGAATTATATCCGCATTCTGGGAAAAGCGGTAACGCTGATGCGGGAACTGTAAATAAAAGCACATATTCATGAGATGATAGAAAATGAATGATTTTTTGAAAAGCATCACAAGCAAGCTTAACGAACTCACATCCAAAGGCACAAAAGCTACCGCAAGTAACGCACCCATTGTTTACTGCACAAAATGCGGAAAAGCCAATCAAAAGACATCGAATTTCTGTGCCTACTGTGGAGCGAAATTATTTCTTCCGGAAGAATCGAAACCCGTAAATACTACGCCTGCGAAACCAAAGATCACACCCAAAATACCAATCACGCCGGAAGAACTGGACTATCAAACAGCATTGCATCGGTATTTGACAACTCGCCACATAAGTGCCCCCAGTAAATACGACTATAGAAACTATTTTGAAACGGAATTCAAGTGCATTCTGAACGGGATTCCCTCTCATTCCATCACTTTCTCCGATGAAAAAAGAAGTCGAAACAAACAAATTATGTTAAGCCCAAATTATCTGACACTTCGTTCAAATACCAACATCGGCAAGCTGAAAGATTTTATCAGTATTGATGTTGAAACCACCGGACTTTCCACCGGCGGCGGTGATATTATAGAAGTTTCTGCGATAAAATGGCGTGATTTTGAGCCGGTATCCATCTTCTCAACCTACTGTAAACCAAGAAAACCGATTCCAAGTGAAGCGACAGAAGTCAACCACATTACAGACGCTATGGTTGAAACCGCACCAACATTTAAGGAAATTGCAGGAGATCTGGAAAATTTCATAGAAGGACTTCCGCTAGTTGCACACAATGCACCATTTGACTTGAAATTTCTATATGTGTGTGGAATGTCATCCATTGAAACTTGTGACGCATACGACACATTATCACTAAGCAGAAACATCGTCCGGGATTATGATGGAGACAAATTAGAAAACTATAAGCTTGAAACGGTCTGCAATGAAGTGTGCATATTCTTTGACAATGCACATGATTCCGCAGCCGATTGCCTAGCTGCCGGATTGCTGTTTTTGGAACTCATTAAAATAAAAAAGTCAACAGACAATGTTTCAATCTTGTTGTATTGAACTTGTCATGAGCTCAAATGGAAGAAATGACAGACAAACAAATGGACGAAGTCAAAAAGGCAGTCCAGGAAGTAC